TAAAATAATATTAGATTTGTTATACGCTTCATCAGGATATTTCTCTTTAGGAAGTATATGGTGAAAGAATGTTGATAATGCTTCACTTCCTAGATAGTCACCGCTTATCTCCGAGTAGTGTTTACGCTCTTTCCAGATCTCTAAGAAGAAGTTTCTCATTGTCTCTATCTTAGTCTTCTTGACGAACATATCACGCTTAGCTACAAGGAGTCCACCTTTCTTTGGAGTGATGGGCTTACGCTTGATGTGACTCAAGCATAAACCCTTTCCCCATATACGATTCTCGCAACCCTCTACACTACACGTCTTCACGATCTATCTCTCTTTGAATGTACCAGATAGCTTTCTTGAGATCCTGCTTTCTATTATCTTTCTTATCAGCTCTAAGGATATACTTTACAGCATTCCCTAGACTGAAACCAAGATCATAGTCTTCAATGATATCAATCACCTCAAACTTATTACCTTGATAATGATCAGGATGATTCACCATCTCTCTTTCTAGTATTTCTTTCATAACTTTACGTGCTCCGTATGGATCATCTTTATATTTTGTATACCAATCTGAAGCTTTTTTTAGCTTAGCTTTGAAGTCATCTAAGCCTGGTATTGGTTCATCTGCCAGTACTGCCATGTCCTTGTTCTCCTCTTTGTGTTTCTGATAATTCATTTACTTCTGCATACTGTATCAATGGTACAGGTACAATCACTAACTGAGCAATGCGATCACCCACTTTATACATTAAATTATCAGGAGTTCTAGAAGTAAAGTTAAATGTAACCATAATCTCTCCTCTATATCCTGAATCAATAACTCCTACAGAGTTGCTCATAGCTAAATCATAGTTACGTATAGAGGAACGTGGGAACACAAGTCCCACCATTCCTTCTGGTATCTCTACAGCAAGTCCTGTACCATATACTATCTGTTGCTCACGAGATGTGTTTATAGATATAGATGTAGCTACAAGATCTGCACCTGCATCTCCTGGCTTACCAAACTTAGGCTTCTGTGCCTCTGGTACTAACTTCTTAAATTGTATCTTCATGTTCTTGTTCTTTAAATAGTTCCTCTACTTGTGCATCGATCTGTTTGATCTCTTCTTCTAATGGCTCCATGGTTTCATCTTTGATGAAGTCAATGATGTCTTTAACAATCTGCTCAAAGAACTCATCATTATCAGCCAATAGTTTCTCAAACTCATCAACACTATACTTAACATCTAGATATGTAATAGTCTTACCATACTTACGTAACACTTCATACTTACTACCTAGCGCCATGATCTCGTTAAACTGATCAATCCCTTTACCAAATACAATCTCGAACTCTACTGCCTTGAAAGGAGGAGCCATCTTGTTCTTGATAGTCTTGATCTTAGTAACATTACCATAAGCTTCTGTACCTTCCTTGGCAAGAGTCTTGCTCACCTCTACACGTACGTCTGCATAAAACTTCAACGCATGACCACCTTGAGTTGTACGAGGGTCACCAAACATCATACCAATCTTCTCACGATATTGACTTACGACAATAACACAAGTTTGATGCTTAGATAACATACCCTTCAACTTAGGATAGACATCACTGTTAAGCTTAGCTTTTCTACCGATAGAGCTATCACCCACATCACCATCTAACACCTTCTTAGGAATCAATGATGAATCTGAGTCAATGATGACAAGATCAATCTCTCCAGTGTTAATCATATCCATTGCAATTTGGAAACCCTCCTCGCCACAAGTTGGCTGAGCAATTAACATGTTTCCAATATCTACGCCTAGTGCTTCGAAGTAATTAGGATCAACAGCATGCTCGCCATCTATGTATAACACCTTACCACCATCTTTTTGACAATGGGATACAGCGTGACCACAGATAGTAGATTTACCACTACCTTCCCAGCCAACAAGCTCATACAATTTACCTTTAACAAAACCTCCCACACCTAGAGCGATGTGATCGAATGCAATAGATCCTGTAGAAATAAGATCATATGCGTTGTGATTCTTATCTCCTAATGATAAGATTGTACCTTCTCCATATTTTTTATTGAGCGCATCTAATGCCTCCTGGAATTTGGATTTTCCAGTGCTAACCTCTTGCTTTTTTGCCATTTCGCTATGTTTTTGTGTACAATAAAGATACAAATTTTTGATGAAAAAATAAATAGCCCAGACGTAAAACATCTAGGCTATCTTCACTATTCACAATCAAAATTCACACTAATGAATATTTTTTGTTCCTGCCGTATGGCGAGGATAATAAGGGCAATTCTTACACATATTTCCACAACAGGTTCCCCTGTTATATAGAAACTCTCTAGTCAATGGCACAGGCACCACCTGCACATGCTGCTGTTTGTGAGAACTCAACGTTGTCTTCTGCTTCTCTGACATTAGTTAGATCTAATTCTTTAAGTGTTACAATACGTTTGTTATATTCTTCTTCTGTAATATCTTCAAAAGGAGCTTGCTGATAAGAGCCACCCCAATAAGGCAGTACAGATAGTCCATTATAGAACTCACGATTCTCCCACATCCAATAACCTACTACGCCCCACTCATCTTCTTTAACAGATACAGTAGCGCTTACGTTATGTGTATTTGCACCATCGATGTGTCCATTCTTGATCCACTCTGTAGAGAATCTCTTAACTCTCTCTAATGTATCAATAGGTGTTTCTGTACGAAGGATAGAACCTTCAGGTGCTTTAACAGGAATACGTACACAGATTGTATCTGTAGGACGTAATACATCATCTTCAACTAGTTCTGGATGGTTTGCCATTAAGTACACTGCAATGTCTTCGTTCTTATTGAAGCGCATTGTACGTAAGTAATAGTCATTGTGCCAAGCATGAATACCAGATGCTGTTCCCAACACTA